CAGGAGAATTATTCACACTAGGCAAGACAGGATTGGACCAATTAAATCTTGCCAATAAATCTTTAAATGACGTGAAAGGATTGACTAATAATTTATCTGCTGGCAACATCGAAGGAACGATAGCAAATCTAAACAGCATCACGCAGACATATTCTAGTGTGATCGGAGGAGAGGTTGTTGGTATAAACCAAGTCAAGAGCCTTGCCACAAAAACTGGTCTGTTCAATGCCAGAGATGCCCAACTGGGAGGACAATCTTTCTGGCAAAACGTGGGAACAAACGTGGGACTAAAAATTGGCAGTATTGCTAGTTCGGTTGGCAAATTCTTCTCAGGTGGCGGATTCAAGTTCAGCGACATGAGGCTGAAGGAAGATATAAGACTCATAGGACAGTCACCCGCGGGTGTCAATGTCTATTCGTTTAAATACAAGCAGTTGCCGGGCAGGTACATGGGAGTTATGGCACAGGAAGTGCCATGGGCACGGCACTTAACAGACACAGGATACTACGCTGTGGATTACAGCAAGGTTGATGTGACATTTAGGAGATTGAATTAATGGCATACGGAGACGGAGGATCAGGAAACAGCACATCTAACAAATCTGTTACGTTCAAAGGTTTCAGTTCACGTGCTGACAAGCAGAACTTCAAAATTTACGACTTCGAAGTGGCGAAACAGGACCTGATCAACAGATTGAGTGTGAGAAAGGGCGAACGTGTTGAAAACCCTGAATTTGGCACTATAATATATGACGCCATATTTGAGCCATTTACCGAGCAATTGAAAGAAGCAATTATAGACGACATCACAGCGAATCTCAACGCTGATCCAAGACTATCCACAGAGGATATACTGGTCTCAGAAGCGGACAAAGGCATTGCAATACAGGCCACTATCACTTATGTGCCATTAAACATCACAGAGAAACTACGATTCAATTTCGATGAGAACGCACTATTGCGTCTATCTTAATATACGCACATTTCCTAACATATAAATACCATTGTAATTACAATGGCCACAACAGATAGACAGAACAGATTACTTGTAGCGGAAGATTGGAGAAAGATCTACCAGGCTTTCCAGCAGGCAGATTTCAAATCATACGACTTTGAAACATTGAGAAGAACAATGGTGGCATATCTACAGGAGAACTATCCAGATGATTTCAATGATTTTGTAGAGAGTTCTGAGTATGTTGCACTTATAGATCTTATTGCCTACATCGCACAGGCTTTAAGTTTCAGAGTTGACCTCAATGCAAGAGAAAATTTTCTAGAGACAGCAGAGAGAAGAAACTCTGTTTTAAGATTAGCAAGACTTATAAATTATAACGCCAAAAGAAACAAACCCGCAACCGGGCTTCTGAAGATTGATGCAATATCAACAACACAAGATGTGAGAGATTCAACAGGCACAAATCTTGCAAACTCAACTATAATATGGAACGATTCAGCAAATTCTAATTACAGAGAACAGTTCACGGCGATAATGAATGCGGCCAATCAAACCGGACAAATTTTTGGCAAACCCAGAGATAAGGCCACCATTGGTGGGGTAAGCACGGAACTATACACTTTTGCTTCAAACCAAAATGGACTGCCTATTTTTAATTTTTCAAAGACTGTGGGTGGTATAGCAAGAACATTTGAGATTGTTCCGTCTTCGTTGACTGACAGCGATTCAATTTTTGAGAGTGCACCGATAGAAGGCTCGGGTCTGACATATTGCTATAGAAATGATGGCTCTGGTGACAGTTCAAACAGCACAGGATTTTTCTTCTTATTCAAACAGGGCACTTTACGAAATGATGATTTCACAATAGACAATGCAGTGACAAATTATGTAAAACCTATTTCAGTTGAGAACATCAATGATTCAGATGTGTGGCTGTATGGAATAGACCAATTTGGACAGATTGCACAGGAATGGACAAAGGTTCCAGCACTTACGGGAAACAATGCAATCTACAATTCATTAACAAAAAGTGTTAGAGACATTTACAATGTGGTCACTAAAAACAATGACACAATAGATCTTGTTTTTGGAGACGGAAACTTTTCAAACTTACCTCTAGGATCTTTCAGAGCATACTACAGAACTAGTGACAATGCCAAGTATGCCTTACAACCTGCTGACATGCAGAACATCCAAATAGATGTTCCATATGTTGACGCAAACGGGGCCAATCAAAGTCTAACAATCACAATGAGTCTTAAAGGTTCAATATACAATGCTTCGGCAACAGAGTCTAATGCTTCTATTAGGGAAAAAGCAGGACAGGTTTACTACTCTCAGAATAGAATGATTACAGCAGAGGACTACCAAGTGGTACCTTTGAGTGCATCGCAAGAGATAGTCAAAACAAGATCAGTAAACAGATCAGCATCAGGAATCAGTAGGGCAAAAGAAATATTAGATCCAACAGGTGCATATTCAAACGTGAATGTGTTTGCAGAGGACGGAATATTGTATAGAGAAGAAAGCAATCCTTCATTCACTTTCAGTTTTAATAACAGAAGCGACATCCAATCTACGCTCAATACGAGTATTGAAGCAAAATTAAAAACTGCATATTCTCGACATTTCTATTATGAAAAGTATGGTACGCAGGACCTTTCATCATTGACAGCAACATGGAACTCCACTACTACAACAACAAATACAAACACTGGATATTTCACGTCAGGTGGTGCATTGGCAGTAGGTGATTCTGCAACATCAAATTTGAAATATGTCAAAACTGGGGCATTAGTCAAATTTACATCTCCAGACACTAGAGAATTTTTAAACAACAAATTAGTCACGGCCGGCACAGAAGACGCACAGGATAGACAGTGGGCAAAGATATCAGATGTGGTGGGAGACGGAAGCAACTCCGGAACAGGAAATCTATCATCAGGTTTAGGTCCAATAACACTGAATGGTGTTATTCCAAATGGATCAGTTGTCGGTGTTGTTATACCAACTTTTACAACTTCGTTTTCAGCAACACTTGAAGCAGACATTATTGACAGAATTGAAGCGTATGAAGAATTTGGTCTGAGATATGACATTGAGTCTCAGTCATGGAAAGTTATTACATCAACAAATGTAAGTTCTAGCACAGCATTCAGTCTTACCAATCAAGGAAACACTTCCGGCACAAATTTAGATGCCAGTCATTGGTTCAAATTCACTAATGACGGGAACACCTACACTGTGCATTACAGATCACTAGAATACATTTTTGAATCAGAATCACAGAACAAGTTTCACTTTGACGTAGATGAAAAAATTTACGATTACAAAACCGGGAAGACAGTCAAAGATACAGTAAAGATATTAAAAACAAACAGCATTGTTTCAACAGGAAACGCAGTAGGATATCCGTTGCTGTGGCAAGTTGTGGACACTGTTAAAGAAGCAGATGGATATCAGGATAACAGGAAAGTAAAAATTGGATTCTTGGATGACGACGACGATGGTGTTGTTGACAATCCAGAATTGTTCGATATATTCATAGAACCTAGCACAGCGGAAGCAACGAAGTTTGTTTTTTATGAAAAATATCTATCTTATGACAGTATAGAAAGATTCAGACCGTATGCCGCAACGAATTTTGTTGTGACACAAAACGAAACAGATATAGATCTGAACACTGCCACTTACACAGATGGCCAATTATTTTATTTTTATGATGCCAGTGAGGATGTTATAAAGAAATACACTCTATCCACAAACACTATGGCGACATCAACAGATTATTATGCAAGAAAAGGTAGAAGTTCCATTGACTTCCAATACAAACATCATGCAGGACAAGAAACACGTATAGATCCTAGTGTATCTAATATTGTTGACACATACTTGCTTGAAAGAACATATGATAACAGATTTAGAATTTGGCTACAGGACGGCGGAACAAAACCTTCAGCATCAACATCAGATCAGTTGAGGATCAACTATGCAGGAGTTTTAAATCCTCTGAAATCATTGTCAGATCAAATCATATACCATCCAGTAAAATACAAAATACTATTTGGCAAAAATGCAGAAGAACAACTGCAGGCTACTTTCAAAGTTGTGAAGAACTCACAAACCAAAGTCTCTGAAGCACAAATCAAGACGAGAGTTATAGCCGCAATAAATGAATTTTTTGCATTGGATAATTGGGACTTTGGAGATGCATTTTACTTTACAGAATTAGCCGCGTATATACACAATCAGTTGGCACCAGACTTGCTTACAGTAGTCATTGTGCCCAATCAAACAGGACAAGTCTTTGGTTCTCTGTTTCAGATCAATTCAGCGGCAGACGAAATTTTCATCAGTGGGGCCACCGTTGATGATGTGTCGATCATAACAGCACTAGGAGCCAACCAATTGGAGGCTTCCGGCTCTGTTGTTACATCAACATCAACTGCCACATCAAACACCACAACAGGATCAGCAGTATCAGGCTCTACTACAACAGGTTCCAGTTCATCAACTGGCAGTAGTGGGGCAGGATATTAATGGCTGATTCACCTACTAATTCAACAACAAACGAAGAAGTTGTCAAACAGGGCAACAACGAATACAGAAGAACTGTACAACACCTACCGTCATTCTATAGGACAGATTCAAACCAAAGATTCCTATCAAGCACACTGGATCCATTGGTGCAAAAAGGTTCGCTAGAGAGATTGGATGGATTTGTTGGCAGACAAGATGCATACACTAGAAAAATAACTGACAGATATTTGACTGCCACAAGTGCCGATAGATTTTCTTATCAACTAGAACCTGCTGTCACTTACACAGATAAAGACACAACGTCAGTAAACCCAGAGGACCAAGTCAAGTTCACAGGCACGTACGATGATTATCTTAATCAGATCAAGTATCTAGGAGGAAAGGTCAACAATCATGACAGGCTCAACAAAGGCAATGTTTACAGTTGGAACCCAGCAATAGATTTAGATAAACTGATCAATTACAGGGAATACTATTGGTTGAGTAACGGACCTGACTGTATAGAAATAGACTCAGCAGGCACAGGTGCGGAAGCAGAATACGATGTAAAAGCATTGCCGGATGATGGAAGTTCCGGTAAGGCATGGCATTTCCCACATCTAGGCAATGAGAGAAATTCAGAACTTATACTTTACAGAGGCAACACATACAAATTTACAATTAACGCAAAAGGACATCCGTTCTACATAATGACAGAACCACGAAGAGATCAGGTAGCATCAGATGGTTCGTCTTCCACTTTGTACACATCAGGTGTAACAAATAATGGAGCGAGTGAAGGAACTGTCACGTTTGTTATTCCGAACGACGCACCAAACAAATTGTATTATCAATGTGGAAATCATGAAAACATGTACGGACTGATAAACATTCAGACTGTTGCAAGTACTACACAGATTGATGTAGAAGATGACATAGTGGGAACGAAAAATTACAAACTTCGTAATTTAGAACTGTCCAACGGCATGAAGATCAAATTCACCACAAGTAAAGTTACCAGTTCTTATCAGGGCAAAGAATATTACGTTGAAGGTGTAGGAGATGCAATAACAATTACTGATGTGTCAAACCTGGCAACACCCGAAAGTTATGCGGACGATGGTGTTCCGGTGGACAAGGACTACATCACAGTCAAGAGAGATTCTA